AGGCTATTCAGCACGACAAGCAACATATACATCAGGCGATACTATAACGGCTGCTCATTCTAATGATGAGTTTAACCAGTTATTAGCCGCATTTAATGCATCTACAGGACACACGCATGATGGTACTGCGGGTGATGGTGGACCTGTAACTACTCTTAGAGATACTGATGCTTTAAATAAAATACTTGTAGATACCTCTAATAATCATTTAGAATTTTATGTAGAAGTATCTTCAGCTGCTGTACAGCAGATAAGAATACAGGATGGTGCAATAGTACCTATTACAGATAGTGACATAGACTTAGGAACTTCCTCTCTTGAGTTTAAAGATCTATTTATTGATGGTACAGCAAATATTGATGCTTTAGTGGCCGATACAGCCGATATAAACGGTGGTACGGTAGATGGGGCTACCCTTGGTACCAATAGTGCTATAACACAGGCTGTGATAGATAATATTAATATTAATGGTGCAACTATAGGACATACATCAGATACAGATTTATTAACACTAGCTAGTGGTATATTAACAGTAGCAGGTGAAATATCTGTGACTACTCTAGATATCGGTGGAACTAATGTAACCTCAACTGCAGCAGAATTAAATATCTTAGATGGTGTTACGGCAACAGCAACAGAACTTAATTTTGTAGATGGTGGTGCTACGATTGGAACTACAGCAGTAGCTGATGGGGACGGTATCATACATAATGATGGTGGTACTATGAAAGTTACAAGTGCTGCTACATTTAAAACGTATTTTCAAGAAGGTATATCTACAGCATTTGATGATTTAAGTGCAGGAGATGCAGCAGTTAATGTTACTACAACAGCTGGTAATATTACTATTGATGCACAGGGTAATGATACAGATATAATATTAAAAGGAACAGATGGAAGTTCAGATACAACTTTCCTAACTATTGATGGTAGTGCTGCAGGTAAAGCAACATTTAATAGTGATGTAGTTGTTGGTGGAGATCTTACTATAACTGGTGATGATCTTATTATGGGAACTAATACATCTGGACATATACTTGTTGCAGATGGAACTAATTTTAATCCAGTAGCTGTTGGTGATTTATCAGAAATATCTACAGTTGCTGATGATGATGTATTTTTAGCAGTAGATACTTCAGGTGGTGGACTTAAAAAAATTGCAAGATCATCAGTAGTTTCAGGACTTGCTACATCTTCTGCAATATCAAATGTTGCAGATGATAGTACACCTCAATTAGGTGGTGATCTTGATATGAATGGTCAAGATATTGTAACCACTTCAAATGCAGATTTAGAACTAGCACCAAATGGTACAGGCCATGTAACTGTTAAAGGTAATACAAACCCAGGTACTATTCAATTTAATTGTGAAAATAATTCACATGGTCAGCAACTAAAACCACAGCCACATTCTGTTGGAAGTAGTGCAGTTCACACTTTACCTAATGTAACTGCTGAATTAGTGCCAGGTAAAACTGGTGGAACTAATTTTGCAAATTCAATTTTAGTTGGTCATGAAACATCAGGAACTTTAAATAATGCACAAGGAAACGTTGGAGTTGGAATTACAGCATTGGATGCTTTAACAACCGCAGATAATAATGTTGCTGTGGGATTTGGAGCTTTGAGTGCATTAGCGTCTGGTAGTCAAAACGTTGCGGTAGGTCAGGATTCCTTAACAGTTAATAATAGTGGAAGTGAAAACACTGCCCTGGGAGGAAGAGCATCTCGATTATTAGCAAATGGAACTGGAAATACTACAGTAGGTTATAATGCTGGTACAGCAATGAATAACGCTGATGCTGATTATAATATTTTAGTAGGACATTCTGCTGGAGATAATATTACAGAAGGTGCAGGTAACGTAATTATAGGTAGTGTAGATGCAGCTGCAGCAGACGGTGATAGAAGTTTAAGAATTGCTGGATATGATGGATCAACAACTACAACTTGGATTAGTGGAGATAATAATGGTATTGTTACTTTTGCAGATGATTTAATAATTAAAGATAGTGGCACAATAGGCAGTGCAAGTGATACTGATTTATTAACTTTAGGTTCGGCAATATTAACTGTTGCAGGTGAAGTCTCAATGACAACTTTAGATATTGGTGGAACTAATGTAACATCTACAGCTGCTGAACTCAATATTTTAGATGGAGTAACATCTACAGCAGCAGAGTTAAATATTTTAGATGGAGTAACAACAACAGCCGCTGAGATTAATCTAATAGATGGTGGAACTGCAAGAGGTACTACAGCAGTTGCAGATGCCGATGGTATTCTTCACAATGATAATGGCACAATGAGAATGACTAGTGCCGCTACGTTTAAAACATATTTTCAATCTGGTTTATCTACATCTTCAGCAGCAGACGATATAACAGCTGGTGATGCAGCGGTAAATATTACAACCTCATCAGGTAATATCACAATTGATGCAGCTGCTAATGACACTGATATTATATTTAAAGGTACTGATAATAGTTCTGATATCACTATGCTTACTCTTGATGGTAGTGATGCTGGTACAGCTATATTTAATCATGATGTTAAATTAGGAGATAATAGTAAAGTTATCTTCGGTGCTAGCTCAGATTTAGAAATACTACATAATTCTGGTAGTGGTAATAGTTTTTTATCTGATGTTGGAACGGGTTCTTTAATTATTTCAGCTAATCAAACTCTTTTTCAAAATGCTGCTAAAGATGAAACTCTTATGCAGTTGAACGAAGATTCAGATGTTAAATTATATCATAATAATGTTGAAAAACTTGCAACAGCATCTACTGGAGTTATTGTTACTGGTAGCATATTACCTGCTGCTGATGATACACATGATCTTGGTTCTTCATCTAAACAGTGGAGAGATATATACACTGGGGATATAAATTTAAATAATACTAAAACAAGAGATAATGAGGTTGATGGATCAAGAGGTTCATGGACTATTCAAGAGGGTTCAGACGACTTGTTCTTATTAAACAGACTTAACGGTAAAAAATACAAGTTCAATCTGACAGAGGTTTAATAATGGCGATTATATCTAACGGAACCACTATTGCTAACGCTGGAGCATTTTCAGTTAATCTTGGTTCAATGGTGCTTATTAAAAGTTTAACCGCTAGTTCTAGTGGTAATTTATCTTTTGTCAATGGGGCTTCAAGTGTAGTATTAGATTCTACATATCCTGTTTATAAGATTGACTTTATTAATATTCATCCACAAACAGATGCTCAACATTTAGGTTTTCAAGTATCTACAAATGGTGGTTCAAGTTATGGTGTCGCTATAACATCAACTTTATTTAGAGGTTATCACAATGAGGGAGGCAGTGCTTCTGGTTTGGCGTATAGAGAAGATTATCATTTAGCACAATCAACTTCTATTGTGCCTTTATCAGATGGAATAGCTACAGGTAATGATGCGGATCAATGTGTAAGTGGGTCTATTTTTTTATTTGATCCAAGTTCAACCACATTTGTAAAACATTTTATAGTTGAATTTCAAGAAGCTCATCAATTAGAATACAGTATTCACGGATTTATAGGGGGATATGTAAATTCAACAAGTGCGGTAAATGCTATTAAATTTTCAATGAGCTCTGGTAATATAGATGCTGGTAAATTAAAACTCTATGGAATAAAGGATAGTTAATGGCAGTAGTATCAAATGGAACAACTTTAATAGATGCTGGAGCATTAGGTGCTAGTGCTGGTGCTGGTAAACTCACGTTGATTAAAACCTTAACTGCTAGTTCTGATTCTACATTAAATTTTGTTGATGGTGCTAGTTCTGTTGTATTTGATAGTACTTATGATGTATATATATTTAAATTTATTAATATTCATGTATCTTCAAACGATGCAGTTTTTAGAGTAAATTTTAGAGATGGTGGTAGTAGCTATGATGCCACAAAAACAACTAGTTTTTTTAGAACCTATCATGCTGAAAGTGGTAGTCCATCAGCACTAACTTACGCAAGTAGTCATGATTTAGCAAATAGCACAAGTGCAGCAGATATAATAACTTCTAATGGATCAGGTAACGATGAATCGGCATCAGGAATGTTAACAATATTTAATCCAAGTTCGACTACATTTGTAAAACATTTTTTTAGTGATTGCAGTGTTTATCACGGTGGAGATTTAGCTCAAAGATTACTTGTTGGTGGATACTGTAATGTTACGGCTGCAATTGATGCTGTTCAATTTGAAATGGAAACAGGCAACATAGATGCTGGCACAATTAAATTATACGGGGTAGGATAAATGGGTTTAATAAGTAACGGATCAACAATATTTGACGCTGGATCAATGTCGGCAGGTTTTGGTGGATCTATGACATTTATCAAAAAATTAACTGCTAGTTCATCTGGTAGTTTATCTTTTGTTCACGGCACTAGTTCAGTTGTTTTAGATAGTACTTACAAAGAATATATATTTACTTTTAAAAATATGCATCCAGCAAGTAGTGATAATTCTTTTCAATTTAACATGAGTGCTGACTCAGGCTCAAATTATAATGTTGCTAAAACCAGTACGTTCTTTAGATCATTTAACACTCAAACTGGTGGTACATATCTTGTAGGTTATATCGGTGATAATGATGAAGCACAGGGAACTGGGTTTCAAGATCTCACAGAATATTCTCATGATGATGCAACAGATGGAGCTAGTGGTACTTTACATTTATTTGACCCATCTTCTACTACTTTCGTAAAACATTTTATAGCTAACACTCAATATAGAAGAAATTACACTAGTGAAAGCCATGCTTCCGCAATTAATTATGTTTCTGGATATGGAAACACAACAAGTGCTGTAAATGCGATTCAATTTAAATATGCTAGTGGGAATATAGAGGCTGGAGATATTTGCCTTTACGGAATTGCATAAAAATGGTAATAAATAACAAGGAGAAACGATGCCAAGATTTCATAATATAAACGGAAATAAAGTACAATTTACAGCTGAGGAAGAAACAGCTAGAGATAACGAAGAAGCAGCTTGGGCTAACGCAGCTCCTGCTAGAGCTTTACAGAATTTAAGACAAAAAAGAAATAGACTTTTAGCAGAATGTGATTGGGAAATTGTGTCAGAACTTGAAAAAGGTAATGCTATTTCATCTGATATGAAAACATATAGACAGGCCCTTAGAGATTTACCTTCAGGTAAAGATACTGTTGAGAAATGTGAAAATGCTACATGGCCAACTAAACCATAATGGCACGAAAGTTTAAATCTTTTGAAGAAAGACCAAAACCAAAGAAACGACCAAGAGTACATAAAAAATCAAAAAATAAAGACGAGAAGCGTAGCTTTAAAAAATATAATAGACAGGGGAGATAATGGCGAAAACTGAAGATACAGTAGCATTGCAGAAAGGTGCAATAGCACCTTCTCAAAAAGAACAAACGGGCAGTCAAAAAGCTGTATCGTTAATTGAT